ATCGTCACCGACACCGGACCAGGAAGATCGCCCTCACTACCGGACACGGCAACGTGGCGGGGGACTCCAGTGAGGGTGCCGCCGCCTTCCAGGAGGTCGAACGGGCCGACCGTCTGGAAGTCACCACCGCCGCCAGTGTTGGTGATCGTGATGGTGTCCCCGGCGTCATCGACCGTGATGGAAATGTCGGTTCCGGCGACAAGCGCAGCGCCGATCACGTCACGGATCTGTTCATCCAATGCCGTCACATCCCCAACAGCATGGGAATGAGTCGTCGGCGTCCGGGCATCGGAGAGCCGCGAGTCGTTGCCCTCAGTGACCTTCCCAGCCCCGGTGCCGAAGTCTGCTGCGAGCGTGCGGTCCGCGGTGAGGTCCCCGCCGCCGGTCAGCCCCGTCCCCGCGGTGATGGTGCGCGATGGTGTCACCGTGTACAGGGTGATGGCATCCTCGAACTCGTCTGCCGAGTAGTTCACATTGAGAGCGGTGTAAGTGGTCTGCAGGTAGACCTTCAGCCCAACAGCATCAGTTCCTTCATCGAGGACGTGGAGCGTGATCTCGTCATCGGTCACGACTGAAGCTGCCGACAGAACCGCAGGGACGGCCGCGGTTGTCGAGGTCTCCTCGCCTTGATCAATGGTCAGGGTCGTGGAGAAGATCGAGGTGCCGTTCTTCTTCACATCCACTTCAACCCCACCGGAGGTGGACGCTGTGGTGAGAGATGCCTTCACCCCGACGAGAGCAGCGTTGAACGGCATCCTGAAGGTGACTTTGTCCCCTGCTGTCAGGAGGATCGGGTCATCATCACCTTCCTCCTGAGAGAGGAAGATCGTGAAGGGAACCTGCACCGTGTCACTGGCCCAAGCCTGGGGGTCATAGGTGTCGCGCGCGACTGGGTTCAAGTCGATCGGCCCGCTGGACCCTGACTCGTACCCAGCCCAGAACAGTGACCCGAGCCGGACATCATCGACCATCTGTGCCGCGTCGATGTAGTCGTAGACCACGTAGATCAATCGGTCGTAGATGAGCGCCGACACCGCAACCTCAGCCTCAGTGTGAGCGTTGTCAGTCAGGAAGGACTGGTCGTAGACCGCAGCGGTCGTGGAGGTGATCTCGTAGGACTCGACGCGGTAGGTCTCGGTGTCGACCGCGACGATGATGTAACCGCCAACCTGGCCCGACGCGACAGGAGCAGCGGTGAGGTCGATGTCCACCCCGGCGTCGTAGACCCAGCCGGCCGCGGTCATCCATGTGGTGTCGACCAGGAACGGGGCCATGCTGATCGTGCCGGGATCACCCTGAGGCCCAGGATCACCCTGAGGGCCATCGTGGAGAACGTGATCCCCGAGACTGAACGTGCGCGTGATGTCGGAGTCGGTGATCTCCAACTCGTCAGCGTCCGGGTTCAGGAGTTCGAGTGTCGTGTAGCTCATGCCGGGATCTCGAAGCGGTCGATGTCGAACGGGCCGTAGAAGCATCCGACGGTCTGGCCCGTGTCAGGGGTGTAGTTCGCGTACCACCAGTAGTTGCCGGGAGAGATGTCCATGTTGGCGTCGGTCTTCTCGATGGTCACGATACCTGTGAGGGGGTTGGCTGAGGTGGGGGTGAGATCAAGGATGGTCGTACCTCCGCCCTCCTCGGACATGATCCGCGCGTCGAGCGCCATGCCAGTGAGATCGACGGCCACTCCACCTTGGTTGATCCGCCACACGAGCTTGAAGCGCGTGCTGGCGAACATGGTCTGTGGGAGGTAGATCCCCCGTCGGTCCTGACCGGCCATGAGTGCTCCTCGTCCTACGCGTCCGCGCGCCTACGCCCGCGAGCCTGAGCGCGCCGACTGCTCCTGCGCGGCCATGAGACCGGCCTGTTCCAGTGCTGTCATGCGCTGGTCGATGAGCTGCCAGTTGGGTACGCGGTGGGCTGTGAGAAGTGCTTGACGGTCGATGGCGTTCACACTGAACAGGAAGTTCATCTGCTCGATGAAGGCCGAACGCGACACGGGGAGACCTGAGCCGGCGTTGACCAACATCGAGTAGCGGAGGGGGACACGACCGTTCTCGGTTGGCATCTGGAAGTGCTGCAGCCCGAGAGCCATCGTCGTCTTCTGCCCCGAGTCTCCAACGATGGCGATGACCCGCGGTGACGCGTAGTTGGCGATGATGAGATCAGCCAGCTTCACATAGGCGTTTCGCAGCGTGTACTCCATGTTGCGGAGGGCGAGGCGTACGCGCACGAAGCCTGATTCCTGCATCTGGTTCACGACGTCAGCCGAGTTCCGCCCACCAGGGTTGGCACCGCGGCTGATCGCGTTGAGCCCACTGATGCGTTCCATCTCCTCGATGTAGAAGTGGACCATGTCCATGTGGAGGGGGTGGATGGGCGGCGGCTTCAACCAGTCGACCTCGCCGCCCTCCGCGTAGCGCAGGCGCTGACCGGCCTTGTTGGTGAGCGTCGAACGGTCGATGTTCGCGCGGGACGACTCCTTCAGGATCGGGTTGCCGTGCAGGTCCAGGTTGTGGCTGATCGCGGCCAGGCCCTTGTTGATCTCACGCTGGGATGGAGCGAGCAGCTCCACCATCGACTGGCCCCAGAAGTTGCCCTCGTCCTCGGTGACGTAGCGCGAGTAGGGGTGGTCGGTGTGGCCGTAGAGCTGCTTCGCTTCGCAGTCGAGCAGCACGCGGTTGCCCACGACGCAGATGCAACGCCACGTCTCCATCGTGGAGGTCGGCATCCGCGGGACGTCGAGCAGGGGGTTGATGTGCTCGTGGGTGCGGACCCAGCACTCGATGAGCGTGACGTCATTGCCGTATACCTCCTCACCCGTAGGGATGGATGCGCGGCTGGACTGGCCTGGCAGGCCCCAGTTGGCCGATGTAGCCGGCGCCGTCTGCCCGTCGTAGCCCGTACCGGAGATGACACCGGGGTTGGCGCGAGGGGATTGGGGGGAGGGGTGGAGGGGGTCGTTGGGCGCGTCGTGGTCGATGGTCGTGGGGTTCAGCCGTGTGGCCGCACCAGGGAAACGCCGGTCCAGCTCTTGGAGGGAGAGGTTCTTCACCTCGATGTAGTACGACCCGTCGATCTCGTTCGTGGCGTTGGGGTCCGGGTAGAAGCAGTACGGGTTCACGCGGTCCATGCGTGCGTTGCCGAGCCCGCCGTCGAGCGCCTGATCCCATGTCGTCTTCAGGATGCCGGTGCCGTAGCGGTAGGCGTCCGACGCCATCTTGGTCAGCTCACCTTCGGAGCGCTGGTTGTGCAGGATCGACTCGGCGGTGGTCTGCAGATCCCAGCACCGTTCCATCCACCAGTCGTATGTCTCGGAGTTCGGGAGCATCGAGGGGGCGAGTTCGATGGACGGTCGCGGGTCGGTGACATAGGCGACGAGGGTGGAGAGGATCGGGCGGATCTCAGGGACCTCAGGCCGCGGGAGGTACGACGGTCGCCCCTGCATCCATGTGCGGTTGGCCATGACCATGTCCCACCGACGCCAGTTCGACACGAGTGGCCGGCGGTGCTGGCGGGCGATGGCGAACAGCTGGTGGACCTTGGACGCGACCTGCTGCTCCTGCGGGGATGCCTGGTCATCCAGATGGAAGGACGCTCGGGGACCGCGGGATGGGAGGGAGGAGCCGCTGAAGCGTCGAGCCTCGGCCATCGGGATGCCCTGCTTGGCCACAACTTCAGTGCGGCCAGCACCAGGGGGCCGGGCGGGCGCCGGCATGGTGGAGATGGTGTCGATGTCGGCCACGATGGGAGATTACTCCGGGACCAGTTCGGAGGTGGGAGTCTCCGCCGCCGCCTCGGCCTGCTCGGCTGTCGCGATGGCGTGGGTCTTCTTGCGGTCCGAGAGGATGTCCCGCGACTCGTCCGCCGTGTGCGCCCCGAAGGTGTCGGAGTCCGACGCGTCGCTGATGCGGTAGCTGCACTCGAAACCCATGCGCTCCGACATCTCGTCGGCCTTCGCTTTGAGCTGCTCACCCATGTCCTTCACGCCCTCGACGTAGGTGCCCGTGGAGTGGCTGTAACCACCGTGGAAGACCGATCCGAACCGCACCGATTTCAGCGCGTTGCGGTCGATCAGCTTGCCGTTCTCATCGAACAATGCCATGTCAGTTCACTCCTGTTCCTGCGAGGGATTCCCAGTATTCGGGGTCGATAGCGCTCGACATCGAGACCGCGCGTTCGGGCAGGATCAGCTGCCCCTGGGCGCCGCGGTATGGCGCGAGGGGGACGTCGGTAGCGGCCGCGATGTAGGCGATGGCGAGTGACATGACCGTATCGTCGTGCCCCTTGTCCGACGCCGGCCCGTACCCACCGCGGTCGAGCGCGACGTAGCCGCGCATCTCCTGATAGGTGTGCGCGTCGTGGATCTTGCAGTCGCCGTCCACGAGCAGTTTGAGCAGGTGGCCGACCGCCCACTCTTTGGTCTTGAAGGTGGTCGACCAGCCGTAGCTCGACGCGATGATGCCGGGGTTCTTGTCGGCGTGGGTCGAGCGGTAGAGCTTCGGGTAGCCCATCTCCACGAGCCGGCCGATCGTGCCGTAGCCAGGGCCGGTGGCCTCAGGTGCGACAAGCGCCTCGTTGTAGAACATGCCGACCTTGGCGAGATCGTCCGCGTAGGAGAGCGGGTCGACCTTGGCTCGCCAGCGCGCCACCTGCTGGAAGTTGCGCCGGTTGATGACCTGGATGCACGCGTAGTCACCGCGTGTCGTGCCTGAGGGGTCACCGCCAACCACGTAGATCCCCCAGTCGACATCCTCGGAGGGTTCGCGGTAGAGCGTGAGCGGACCGCTGGGGTCGTCCACGAAGCGCACACCGTTGCGTTCGCGCGAGTCGCGGACCAGGCGTCCAGGCCGGCCGTGCTCGTAGTCGTACGCCTCGTTCAGCTTCGCGATGGGGAAGACGTTGACGCCCGTGGACACGAACGCCTCCTCGGGGGATGAGGGGTACTCCTGGTGGAACTGGTTGACGTCGCCGTTGCAGAGGTTGATGACCGCCCACCGCCGCCACGCGAGCCGATCCTCGTACTCCAGCGGCGGGATCATCGCCGCGAGGTTCTTCTCCTCCGCGTCGAGCGGACCGAGGTCGTAGTGCTGCAGACCGAGGTGCGATGCCGTGTACTGCGGGTGCTTCCACCACGGGAAGAACATCGGGGTGTAGTCCACGTTGCCTTCGGTCGCCGCGTACCAGAGGTCGTAGAAGTAGTTGCCGATCCCGTTGGCTGTCGACTCCAGCAGGATCGCGGTGTTGCGGTAGACGGGTACGGTCTGCGCGAGGCCGAGCATCAGGGTCTGCGCCTCCTCCCAGAACGCGACCTCCGAACCGTGCAGGAATCGGATGGTACGGCCACGACCGGCGCTCGTGTTCTTCGCCGTGACGACGCGGATGTTCGAGCCGTTCTGTTCCCAGTGCAGGTTCTTCCGCGACTGGTACTTGGCCGTGAACAGCCGGTTGAACACGAAGGTGTCCCAGTACCGCTGCGACATCGACAGCAGGTGCTCCGAGGAGTCCATGTCGTGGGCGATGGTCAGTTCCGCGGTGTCGGGCATGGCGAACGCCAGGGAGAACCCGAGTGCCTGGGAGGCTGTTGAGATCCCGAGCTGGCGCGCTTTGAGAACGATGATGCGTACCGGCTTGCCAGCGTTCCACTGGGTGTGGAACTCGTCGATGTACTCG